AGTTTTAATCCTACCCGAAAATGGCGAGCTATACAAACTACATGATCACTTTCTTAAACACGGTGCAACGAATTCACGACCAAAATTATTCAGACTTCCCTCCAGCAAACGTTCAAGTAAGAAGAATCACATTCCAGGATGTTGAGGAATATATTAGGGATCTTCCCGAGGAAATCAAAGATTACACAACAAAGACATGGAATGAAGTCCAAGGAGAGAGTCCAATGGTAATACAGATTCCATTCTGTACAACGAACACCAGACAGATAAGAAATTATGCTGCGATAGTCAACCTTGCTTATTCTTGTTCTATGGCATGGCCTACGCCTTTACCCAACGGACGATTCAATTTAGAAGATGTTATTGCAGAAGGGTTTTCATCAGACGAGTTTCTACCAACGTATCGCGTACCTCCAGCATTTGTCCGAGATGATCAGCCACCCAGTACGTCTGACCATTCACCAAGAGCGCAAACTCCTCCGGAAGGGAATGATTTCGATCCAGACCCTGATTTTGTTGAACCTGCTCCTGTATTAGCTATCGTACCACATCGTCACTTACCTAATACTGATCAACCTGTTCTACCTAGGTTTGGATATCGCGAAGAAGTACGGGATGACGATGCTGACATGTTCGATGGAGACGATGCTTCAGAAGTAGGTGAAGTTGGAGAGGAGGAAGAATATCTAGACCCGTTACCTGAACAAGACCGTGAAAATTTAGCTCTTGTACGTAGTAGAGTGGTTAAATCGTTGTTTGATAGGAAGAAAGTAGGAGAAGTAGATTCTGTGATGATGCGTCCTCGATTCAATCCCGGTGTTGTGCCCAGGTATGGAACTGTGAAACATTATGAATACAAGGAAGAGCCCGACTCAGGATGGTTATCAGAAGCAGGAGATTCTTTGGTGGTTATGAATGGATTAGTTCAAGGGGACCCGATTCCAATAACCGATATTGATGGAATTATTATATGGAATGCGAGGGAAGATGCTGATGTAAACCAGAGAGACTTTACTGTTTTAGAAGGCGACGTGTTTTCAATGAACCCTAGGATTCTAAGTGGAGAGTTTTATCAAGAAAGGGTGAATGTTGAAAGGAATCTAAGGTTGATATTGTTAGGAAATTGTTTGGATAAAAGATTGGTTGAAGAAACAGATAGGGCGTGTTCAAATTATCTTATTGGCACCCAAGATGACATTGTGAATGAGGCTAACACTGATCAAGATAGGAATGAAAGGGTGTGCGTTATGACTTCCACTGGTCTTATTTGTTCTAGTTACTATTCATGTCCAGCAAAGCATAGGAATAAAATCATTCCAATTGAGATAGGAAGGAGAGTCGCGACCCGATTGCGAAGGATCATAGCTATGATGGTTGAGGGAGATCAGCGGTCAGTAGAGGTTTTATTAATGTATTGGATGCGTATTATCTATCCAGATACTTACAGTCCAGTACGTAATCATATAACAGTTGGAGATTTCACATGGGCTCGTTCCCCTGTTACCCGTGATTTTGAAATTATTACACCTTACTTAGAGGGAACCAACGATGATGACGGGGCCGTTCAAAATCCAGAAAGATGGTATCCCTCAATTTTCAATCCTCATAATCTATTCCAAGCATTAAACTCCTTTCCTCTTTTTCTACTAATATTGGATCAATGCAGCGCTGAACCATCGTTAGAGTTCGAGGTCTTGTCGGAACGGTTAAACGAACTTCAACTTGCTTATTTTAAAGTAATTTTTCATTGTACCACTCTGAATTACGTCCTTTCTAACAACCCGTGTAGTAATATGAATCTCGCGATAGGACCTTATCCTATGGTGTACCAGAAGATGAGAGACTACGCGTACATGGTTTGTAAGTCAAGTGTGCAAGCAGAAAAGGCATTCATCTACCTAATACTAGGGTTGCTTGGATTTGCTTGACGTGTTCTTTGAATTTGATGTGTAGGGCCACGTAGTTTTGGGACGCGCCCCTAGGATTAAGCGAATAC